ATGCGGGGAATATGGCGATGATACACAACGCCCCCACTATCATGCTTGTCTCTTCGGGTATCGCCCTTCTGACCCCGAACTGTTCTCAACTACAGGCGAATATAAACTCTATACTTCCCCCTTCCTCTCTAAGACCTGGGGCCTTGGCCACGCCTCCTTTGGCGACCTTACCTTCGAGACCGCCGCCTATACCGCCCGCTACTGCGTTAAAAAAATCACGGGCAAAAATGCCAAAGTCCACTACGAGACCCAGGACCCGGACACCGGGGAAATAATCGAACGTGTCCCCGAATTCTCTGGCTCCTCTCGCCGCCCCGGCATCGGGGCTACCTGGCTCCAAAAATATGGTTCTGACACCTACGACAAAAACGAGGTCGTTCTTCGTGGCATGGCCATGAAACCCCCTCGTTACTACGACAACACCTTCTCAAAAATCGACGCCGCGCTTGTCGAACTCTGTAAACAAGAAAGGAGTGCTATCCGCCAGGAAACTATTCTAAAACTAGGGCCTAATTATGCCCATTCCCGCCGCCAATATGCGGCATTAAAAATCGCTGAAAAGCGTCTAACAACACGGGATCACATCAAATGAAAATCTACACCATTCGCGACCAGGTCGCTGGCTTCTTCATCCAGCCTTATACCGCCCCCAATGATGGCGTTGCTAAACGTATGTTCATCGCGGGCCTGTCCGATAGCTTCCCACACCGCGCGGACTATTCGCTACATTGCATAGGAGAATTCGACGATGACACTGGGCAACTTACTGCTTCTGAGCCTCATCTTGTGCTTGCTGGTCTCTCTGTCGATAGCAGTCTCGATCCTCGTTCTATCCAACAAACCCGCAAGGAGTCTTAAAAATGCGATCAGTCATGAAACACAACTTCAGTTCGGTCCCCCGCGCTGACATCCCCCGCTCTAGCTTTGACCGTTCCTGCGGTCATAAAACCACCTTCAACGCTGGCGATCTTATTCCCATCTTCATCGATGAGTTTCTCCCTGGCGACACCTTCAACGCGAAACTTCACGCTATGGGCCGCCTTGCGACCCCTCTGCACCCCTTCATGGACAATCTGTTTATCGATACCCACTTCTTCGCCGTCCCTAACCGCCTTATTTGGGACAACTGGGAACGCTTCAACGGTGCCCAGGACAACCCCGGCGATAGTACCGACTACCTGGTACCCCAAATGACCTCTCCCGCCTCTGGCGGCTACGTAAACGGCTCTCTGTCTGACCATTTTGGGATACCGACCGAAATTGAAAACCTGCCCCACAACTCGCTCTGGCACCGCGCTTACAACCTTATCTGGAACGAATGGTTCCGCGATCAAAACTTACAGGACTCCGTCGTTGTCGATAAAGACGACGGACCCGACGATCCTACCGACTATCCGATCCTTAAACGTGGCAAGCGCCACGACTACTTCACCTCTGCCCTGCCCTGGCCTCAAAAAGGGCCTGCGGTCGATCTACCACTTGGCACCTCCGCGCCTGTCGTCGGCATTGGTATGCCTGCTGCCGGTTCGTTCTCTGCTGACGGTGCCTCCTATCGTGAGTCTACTGGCGACAATGTCGTTTACCCCGACTCTCGCGGCGGCGCTGCCGCCAACTCCATCGTCATCCGTGGCGAGGGCGGTACTAACGTCCCTGAAATCTTCGCCGACCTCACAGCTGCTACAGCTGCGACAATCAACCAGCTGCGCCAAGCCTTCCAAATTCAAAAACTCTACGAACGTGACGCCCGCGGCGGCACCCGCTACATCGAGCTTCTCAAGTCACACTTTGGTGTCACTTCACCTGACGCCCGCCTCCAGCGCCCTGAGTACCTGGGCGGCTCTAGTGCGCCGATCGCAGTCAACCCTGTCGCTCAAACCTCGTCTACTGACGCTACCACTCCCCAGGGCAACCTTGCTGCCGTTGGCACCGCTAGCTTGCGCGGCCATGGCTTCAACAAATCCTTCGTCGAACACGGTGTAATCATCGGCCTTGTGTCGATCCGTGCCGACCTCACTTATCAGCAGGGCCTCAACCGTATGTTCTCCCGGCAGACCCGGTGGGACTTCTACTGGCCCGCTCTCGCCCACATCGGCGAACAAGCTGTTCTCAACAAAGAGATCTACGCCCAGGATCCCGCCGTCGTTGACGGCAATGGCGATCCAATTAATGACAACGCTTTTGGCTACCAAGAACGCTTCGCCGAGTACCGGTACAAACCTTCCCTTATCACTGGCGAATTTCGCTCAAATTTCGCTCAATCTCTCGATACCTGGCATCTCTCCCAGGACTTCGCTTCCCTCCCGGCCCTCAACGCCTCGTTCATCGAGGAAAATCCCCCTGTGGATCGTGTCATTGCTGTCACTTCTTCACCTCATATGATCCTTGATACTCACATGACCCTCAAATGCGCTCGGCCCATGCCGATCTACTCTGTCCCCGGTCTCATCGACCACTTCTAACCGTTTCATATAGGTTAGATTCCTATTGAGCAGTCGCGCGGCAACAGCCGCGCCTCTTAAAAATAAAAATCTTGGCCCAAAGGGGCCAAGTCAATTCTTCAAAGGATAATGCTATGTTCTCTGTTGCTGGTGCTACCGCCCTCTCTGGGGGCCTCTCCTTCCTCGGTGGTCTCTTTGGCAACTCTGCCAACAAAAAGGCTTCCGCCCGCCAAATGGCCTTCCAAGAACGTATGTCTAACACCGCACACCAGCGCGAGGTCACTGACCTTAAAGCCGCTGGCCTCAATCCTATCCTCTCCGCCAAACTTGGCGGATCCTCCACTCCTTCTGGCTCCGCCATTCCCATGCAGAACCCCATGAAAGACGTTCCTGCTGCTGTCTCCTCTGCCCTCCAGGCTAAACGTGTGCAATCTGAGATTGACAACCTCCGCGCCTCCACCGCTCTTTCCCAGGAAAAAATCAATTCCGAAAAAACCGGCCAGGGCCTGGCCCTCGCCAACGCCGGCCTGGCTTCCGCCAATACTGGCCTCTCCGCTGCCAATACTGCCTACTCTGAGGCCAACACTGGCCTTGCTATCGAGCGAACCAAGACCCAACAGGCTCTTACCCGACAGGAACAAATTCGCATCGATACTGCGATTGAAACCCTGGCTAAAACCACGGCTGAAAGCCACCAGGCTGAAAGCATCGCCGCTCGCCTTATCAACCAAAAATGGATCGATCAGGGCAACCTCGGCTCGTTCCTCGCCTGGATGGAACGCGCTAAGCAACTCGGGCTTGGCCTCGATACCATTTCCCAACTCCTCACTCGCATGCCCAAAGGCTCTAAAAAAATGCCTGAAATTGGGACGCCTTCTAATAACTTTAGACCCAACAATTCCAGACCCGGTAAATCCATACGCGAACGCTATCAAAGTAAAAATCCAACCCTGATTGAATAAAGGAAACAAAATGCCCATCAAATTCAAAACCGCCTATCAATCCCACAAACGCCTTCACCCGAAGCTGTCCCCTAAATCCCTAACCCACCAATCCGAAGCGCCCCAATGCGACATCAACACCATAATGAAAAAATACGAGCGGACCGGGGTTCTTGAACACCGCAACAACTTCGAAGGCCAATACGGCAACTTTGCCGATGGTCCCGCCGACTACCACGAAAGTATGAATGCTGTTCTAGCTGCCGAAGAAATGTTCGGCACTCTTCCCGCCCGCATCCGGCGCCGGTTCCATAATGATCCCGGCGCCTTCATCGAGTTCGCTAACGATCCTCACAATCAAGAGGAGATGATAAATCTCGGCCTCTCCAAACGCCGTTCTAGCGAAGATGTTCTAGATGATCCTTCAACATCTCCAAAAACAACTCCGAAGAAGGCAACTCCGCCTTCAACTGGTTCAACCCAGCCAAAACCCTCTGATAAGAGTTCTCCCGACGACGCTTAACCGCTTCGCGGTATTCCCGTTGTTTCTCTGACATTTTAACGATCCTTTTATGTTAAAGTAACGTCAGAGTAACGATATAACCCATGGGTGTCAACCCTCTTGCACAGTACTCCACTTGATGTAACTGTGCTGACTGACACCTTTCAGTCCAAATCGAGGTAATCCGAGATGAAAAAACGATCCAAAATGTCCCGCCGCTCTAGCCGTAAGAACTTTCGGCGCGGCAATAAGACCAAATCCCGCAATCACGCTGGTTCTCCCATGCGTGGCGGCATCCGGCTATAATGTGCCATGCTACACCCCTCTCAACGGGTACTTCCACGAAGGGAAATTCACTTTCTCCCGCCCACCCGGTTGCGATCAACGTATGAGCGTCCCCTGTGGCCAGTGCATAGGCTGTCGCCTAGAACGCTCCCGCCAATGGGCCATTCGCTGCGTCCACGAGGCATCGATGCACGATGATAACTGCTTCGTGACGCTCACTTACGACGACGAAAATCTGCCCTATGGCGAAACACTCCATCGACCTGACTTTCAAAAATTCATGAAACGTCTAATCAAAAACTCAGGCCAAAAAATACGCCTGTTCTACTGCGGGGAATATGGCGATGATACACAACGCCCCCACTATCATGCTTGTCTCTTCGGGTATCGCCCTTCTGACCCCGAACTGTTCTCAACTACAGGCGA